CTGAAGAGAAATTGGGATTTGTTTGAGTGGAATAATATATACATATACACGTAGGTACCATATCGCGCACAAGTGGGGATACCCCTAGGGTGGGGGAGGGGTGAAACCAGTCCCCATAGGAAAGGCATAGCCTCTATTATATATAAAGTACTACAATATACTCAATCAAAGTAAAAAAGACTTGACAATACGCAATCGTTTTAGTAAAGTAATAACCATCGACAAGGAGAACAGAGTTGATACTAATTTCTACACAGGAGGCAGAACATGGAAGATTGGGAAATTTCAGAAGAACAGGAGGCACGCCGCGCCTCGCCGGATACAGAACAAACCACGGCCGCGCAGCTACTCTTCCACCTACAATGGATGGGTCTGATGTGGCAATGCGGTAGGGAGAAAGAAGGTAATGAGTCCTACCGAAAAGCACAGAAATTAGCTCACAAGCTAGTAGCTCAAGGACATTAAACCAATCGGGGCCACGGATGGCCCCACCAACTAGGAGCATGACAATGCACACACGAAGAACAGTACGGAGCAAGAAACGCCAGATGAAATACCGATGGCAGTTAGTTTGGATACATATAACTTTTTGGGGCGGTATGGCGCTAGCAGCTTTCAGCTTAGTAGCAATGTGGTACGTCACAACCTACGCAATACTCTCACTATAAATTCACCGGGCCACGGATGGCCCATCAACTAAGGAGAACGATATGTTTAACGATCCAACAATAATTCCAGCGTATGGAAGAGATTACCGCTCAGAAAAAGAAGCAAGGGCAGATTGGTACGACGGAAAAGATTTTCAAATAGCAATGACCGGACAATATTGCTCAGTAAGAGATTTCGACAAGACCAATAAATTACAGCTTCGTTTTTGGAAAAACCGAAAAGTAATTGTAGTCCAAGGTAAGTAAATTCACCGGGCCACGGATGGCCCATCAACTAAGGAGAACGATGATGACAAGGGAACAACAACACGCGATCAGAACCCGCTGGAAGTACAACAACATGGGCATGACCCTCAAAAAGTTCATTGCTTCCGCACAAACCACCGTAAAGATGGATGACGCAATCGTAATCAAATGGTGTGACATGTGGTTGGTAATCGAAACCGACGGTTACACTCACTCTTAACCCAACCGGGGGGCGCAAGCCCCCCACCTGATACCAGTTCTCGAACTGCGTGCTGCCCCACCTCTTCGTCACACAAAATTTTTCTAAATTCTCCCAGCGTGCCGCCGGATTCGGCGCGGTTCTGTTTAGCGGGAACGTATCGCATGCGATACAAAAGACTCAAATAGACTCAAATAGACTGAAAAATACTTCAATAAAATCAAGTAGATAGCAAAGGGCTTGACTTTGGTAACAAGTTTCTGTAGCTTAGTAATCGTTCCCATGACGGGGACGCTTTGTTCTTTAACAACTCATAGGAGTTATGCTTATGTCTACTATCACTGTAGATAATTTCGCCATCACGGCGAAGACTCAGAGCTTGATTGTCACTGCTGAACGCGCTGGCAAAAAAGCGGATTCCACCAACGCGGCGGCTTATGACGCGCTGTATGCGGACGGTTTGCGGGCTGACATGATCTATGCCGGTTCGCGTCCTAGGGAGCTGATCCTTGATCTGGTTCTTACGAACCGGTTCACCGCAGCGGAGCGGACGCTGTACAACACTGCTCCGAAAATGATTGACTCGAAGGCTGAGTCAGCAAAGCGCCGAAAGCTCACTTCACGCGTCACAGGGCGCATCGGTGACTACGTTCGCGCTCTGAAGAGCCGAGAGCCGGAGGCTAAGAAGGTCACCGGGTCTGCGAAGGCCACCGGGTCTGCGGAGGTCACCGGGTCTGCGAAGGTCACCGAGTCCACCGAGACCGTGACACCGAACGAGGCGATGGCAGAAGCTATCGACAAGTTCCTGAAAAACATCACGGAGCAAGACGGGTACTTTAACCTTGTCTCGATCAGCAAGACAGGAACCGCGTTCTACAAGGAACTACTGAAACAACCTAAGTAGTTCCTCAACCAAAGAGGGGGAGGCCGAAAGGTCTCCCCTTTTTTTATGCCCTGAGAAACCAGTTCCCACACTGCGTGCTGCCTCGTCCTCTGTATCGCTATTTGTATCGCATGCGATACACCCATGCGAAACCAGTTCCCGCCTTGCGTGCCGCCCCGTTTAACCTTTTTGTATCGCATGCGATACGCTTGTGACATTTGTGACATTTGTGAGGTTTTGCCGGAAGAGAAAAAAGAACAAAAGCGTTTTGCATTTTTACCCAGTGCTTTTCTATTTGGGTGATATTAATTTGTATAAAACTTATATATAAAATAATGAATAATAATAAATTGTACTTTTTGTAACTTTTTTAAGAGAGAGGTAAAGGGTTCTGCTTTTGTTTCACTGTATATACAACAAGTTATGGGGGTATCCTCCCCCAAAAGTGCGGAACCCTTTTTTAAAAACCTCACAAACCTCACAAAAGTTACACGCTTGATTTACAAAGGGTTTTTCGCACAAGTTTGTAACCTTTGTAACTTTTTCAAAATTAAACCTTTGCAAATCAATAGCTTGACCAAAAACGAAAATGTCACAAAAAAATAAGCACATTGCAGTCCTTTGCAGCACTAATATTTCTTTTGTATTTGAGTGTAGTTTACTTGACATTTGTTTTGTAGCGTGCTATACTGAACGCTCTTTTAGAGCGTGACGAGGTTTACAGCACGACAGGTCGGCAGATCAACCGATCACAAAGCGGCACAAGGACGTGCCAACCTACTTTGTATCGCATGCGATACACATCCCATAAATCACTAACTTAGGAACAACTTATGCAAGCATACATCATTGACGACGGCACGCTGGACACAGTAGTCCAGATCACTGCCTTGGGTACAACATGGACAGAGCGATTCGACAGCGACTACCGCTACGGCTTTGACCCCGACCCTGACACCAGCACTGAATACTTTCTTGAATCAGTGCTTGACGATCTGCAAGACGAGATGCGTCAAGACGCACAACTCACTCAGCAAATGGAAGAGTGGGCATATGGATAGACCATGCTCTAACACCAACTGTGACGAACTTGTTGACGAAGAACGCATCCGCATTACTGGCTATGACACTTGCCTGACTTGTGGCGAAGCCGAAGCGGAACAAAGACGGCATACGGTAGTACCTATGCACAAATCCAATTACATACACTTGTTCGACTTGCTTGACTTGCGCGGCATCAACAACAAAGGAGGATTTTTTAGATGAAGAAAAGACGATTTTTCGTAGAGTTCGAAAACCATATTTATCTCTACGTGCTTGCGAAGTCTTCGGAGGAAGTTCGACAAATTCTTGAACCAACCGAAGACACTGAGACGTTGCAGGGCACTTCACCGATTCTTCTAATAGAAGCTACTGAATAAAGGAGAACGACAATGGAAGAAACAAAGTGGGGGCAGGAGATAGCGGACTTGATTAACAAAAAGTCTGCGGAGATCGAAGACCCGCTCAAGCGATGGAAGTATTTTGGCCTACTGGCACACGCTGCGAGGCACGAATCCTTGCACGCGGCGAAACTGATGGAGAACGACAATGAGTGAGGTTAAAACAGTGATGCTAGGTGATTTCGACAAGCGAGATACTGACTACTTGTCTGACCTAATCCTAGAACATCTGACAGACATGGGTATTGACCCTGAGTCATTCGCGTTTCACATCGAGGTGAAATACACGGAGGAACCAAACGGCACTGACTGACTTGCCATCAATGCAATACAATGCAATAATCTACAAACAACTTCACAAAAGGTAATCAAAATGCAAAACAAACTAAACGTAATCCCAATGAGCAACACCCGTTCACCAATGGAGCGACTGCGCGAGAACGCAGTGCTTCTATCTGTAGAAGTTCACCTACCGTCTTTCAAGAAGACCGACAAGCGTGCTGGTGCTGAACATTCACGTAGCCGGAATGCGAAGGTCGGTAGGCATAAGATTGAGAAGGTGTTGATCGACTCGCCCTTACTCAAAACGATTAGCTCACTGGGCCACGAGGCGCGGAACATCGTGAAAGCCGAATGTGCGCCCTTTGATCACGGGAGGTATCTTTGTGCGAACTACAAGTACATAGACGTTAAAGAAGCAGTGCGTATGGTGTTCGAGCAGATGCAGGTCAAAAAGGACAAGTTTGTCGCGGAGTATCCCGCAGTCATGGCGCACAACCAGCTAGAACTAGGTGATGACCACAATCCGGCTGAGTATCCGTCTCTGCAACAAGTTAAGGACAGAATTAGTTGGAGCCTGACTCCGCATCCCGTGCCGCTACAGGGTGACTTCCGTAGCCAGATCGAGCAGGACGGTCTCGATGAGATGACCGAGGACTTCCACCGCGCTACCGACAACGCACTGCGTGACTCTCTGGAACATGTTTTCAAGCATGTGCGTAGGACTATCGAGAACGTATCGGAACAACTCAGTGACCGTGACATTGATCCGGACGCAAAGCGGAAGTTTAAGTCCCCATGCCGTGGGTTCCACGAGACCCTGTTGGACAACGTGATGCGCTACGTCAACATGCTGGACGTGTGCAATATCTATGACAATCCGGAGGTGAGGGCATCCCAGCAACAGATCAGGGACTTGCTCACATCCGTGAGTGTGCCGCAGTTGAAAGCATCAAACACGCTGCGTCTTGAAACCAAGCAACAAGTGGACGAGATCATCAAGAACTTGCCCACGCTATAACCGCAACACAACTCAACACAACTCAACACATGTCAACACTTCTTGACAAACCAACGAGGAACTAGAAATGCAATTAAATACTGTAATGCAATACGCTGACTCTCACGACGATCTGGTCGAAGAGATCGCTGATTTGGGCCACCAGATTTCCCTGATCATTCAGGGGCCAATGGGTTGGGGTAAGTCGGCTATGTTACGCACGCTGGCTGCAATGCCTAAGTTTGAATCTCACACATTTGTTTATATAGATTGCACCACCAAGTCCGACTCTGGTGACTTCTTTATGATCAAGTACGGTGAGGATGGTAAGACGTTCGTGACCGTACCCCATGAAGAATTGGGCCTACATCTTGAAGGACCAGTGGTGTTGATGTTTGACGAGATCGGCAAGATGCCGCGCTCCGCATTCAATGCAGTGCTGCGTATCCTGTACGAGCGCAAGTCCGGCATGATGTCGCTCCATCCGGACTCTGTGGTGTTCGCCACCACTAACCTAGCAGCGGAGGGCTTGGGTGACTTGCTACCACCGCATGGTATCAATCGCTGTCAGGTGAGGACTTACAAAGTACCCACCAAGATGGAGTTTTTGGGATACGGCATACGCAACAATCTTCATACTTTCATATTGTCCTATGCTAACCAGAACGATCATATCTTTACTTGCTTTCTAGAGCATGAGGAGGTCGGGCAGTATCCAGAACTGTATGACCCTCGCGCAGTCAACAAGCCTGTTGCATGTGTCACGGGTCGATCTTTGGAGAACGCGTCACATGTGTTCCATGCGTATGACCGCCGCATTGAAGCAGCTAAGGATGCCGGTACATACCAACAAGGCGGGGATCTTGAGAAGAAGTATCAGAGAGTGTTGCTCAATAGCTTGGTCGGAACCGTTGGTCCAGTGGCAGCTACTAACATGATGACCTACTTCAAGATGCAGGGTGAGATACCCTCGCGTGACGAGATCATACAGAACCCGATGGGCGCACCCATCCCCAAGAGTGGTGCAGCTAGGTGTCTGTTGATCAGCCGGACTCTGGGCGATATGGACAGAGAACTAGCGGAACCGTGGATGATCTACCTGATGCGTGAAGGCTTCACTAATGTTGACCAAGCGTTGTTCGGCATGGGTACTCGCGTTAAGGGATACCCTGAGAAGAAGTTACGAGCGGTTGCCGGTAACACGCAGTATCAGAAATGGGCCGAAGCTAACTCACACTTGTTTGGATAATAATTACGAGGACGATGAGATGTTTGCACTAGATATGGCACTGACACCCGAACAGCGGGTGAATCGTGAGATCACCAGAGTGCTAGACCATGACCGCTACGCAGCAATGTCAGGTGTGGCACAACTGGGTGAGATACGAGTGGATCGCGGTGTCCCTACCGCCTACACAAATTTCAGAGATGTTGTGATCGGGTACGAGTTTGTCGAAACTCTGACCGATGAAGAGATACGGGGTTTGTTCATCCATGAGCTATACCATATGGCTTACATGCACGTACCGAACTATCTTTGGATGACCAAGATCAATCCCAAGCTAGCCAACATGGTGTGGGACTACCGCATCAACGGGCAGATTGTTAAGGAGAATCGGGTGGATGGATTCGCTAAGCTACCTGACGGTGCGTTGTACGATAGCAAGTATGACGGGATGCTTGAGGGTGAGATATGGAAACTTCTGTACGAGGAAGAAGAAGGTGGAGGAGGTGCAGGACAAGGCAGCATGGATGAGCATGATGTCGAAGCGTTCGAGAAACTATCCGAAGAGGAGCAGCGCGAACTCACCAACGATATACAGGAGGCCATACGGCAGGGACTACTTGCCGCAGAGAAGTCCGGCAAGGCGGGTAACAAAACTCTTGAAGAACTTGTTGAGGTAGTTATCCCGTGGGAGGACATCATCCAAGAGTGGTTTGTTGATACGTGCAGCGGGGGTGAGGACGGTACGTTCCGCATTCCGAACCGCAAGTACATGCCGCTAAACATCATCAGACCAAGCCGCATACAGGACAAGCTGGATGATATTGTCCTTGCCATCGACACATCAGGCAGTGTTCAGTCCAAAGAAATCACCGCGTTTATGTCAGTAGTGCGTAACATTATCGACACATTGGCAATCAACAATGTGCATGTGATTTACTGGGATACTGAGGTTCGTTCGCATGAAGTCTATGGTGAGACAGCCATACCACTGTCTGAACTTGTTAACACAACTAAGCCCAAGGGAGGTGGCGGCACTGACGTAACCTGTGTGCATAAGTACATAGAGCAGAACAACATCCAAGCCGAAGGCGTCGTGGTACTGACTGACGGTAAGCTATGGAGTGGATGGGGTACGTGGACAATGCCTGTGTTATGGGCAGTCCTGAACAACAGAGAAGTAAAACCAAGCGTCGGCAAAAAGCTAGACGTACTTATATAGGAGAAAGATGATGAAACAACGATTTTTATTTTCGGGTAACCCGTCACTTGGTGAGACAGCCATTCTTGGTAGGTATCCGATGTTCAAACTGACGCCTAAAGGCCGTAGGCGCAGGGCGAGGAGTGTGGCAAGGAGCAAACACCAATGGCCTAAATCGTTAGCTGGATACAATAGGTTTACTGCACAAGATATAAATAAAAGTCACGCCTTTTGTCCATACAGAACCTAGGAGAACAATGATGCAAGCAACAACATATATGAATAACAGACATCTACTGAAGTACTTCAACCCGCACAGCTATGGTAAAGCTGAGTTAGGTGTGGACGAGGAACTTAAAGATGTTGAGACCGCGATAAACAAGTGTGTGGGATACGAGACCACGCCCATACAAATGAGCCATGAGGACCGTTTTCACCAAGAGCCGACCAAGTTTAACGCTCTTGGTATTAAGTACAAAGGCGATCTCATGTACCGCGCTCTGGTCACATGGTCTATGGAAGAGAACATGCTGGGCGTCGATACAGTGAGGTACTGGGTAGTCTCACCATTCATACACAAGCAACGGGCGAACAGTAATAACCCTTATCCGTCTAGGCTTACAGACAAGGCTGCTATCCGCACGAACGATGTTAAGAAAGTAGTTAACGAAGTGCTTAGATGTCCCGCTGTAACTTTTGATCTTATCGTTACCTATTCCTATAACAAGATGGCGAGTATGTTTAAGGAGGTTTTGGAGACAGACCAAGTTGCATTTAACAAAGAAGTGGCTGACTTTTGGTCAGACGTTAGGCGTGACGATGACAAATCTATATTGATGGAATGGTTCGCTCACGCGCTCATCGGCAGGATGGAGATGTACATACCAGCAAGTGAAAAACTTGTGGAGAGAGCGAAGAAACACTTAGAGGTTATCAAACCTTTACATGAACAAATCGACGAGGCTAACTCACTAATTCCTGTATTTGTTTCACAGTTTGGTGATGAGGACGTGGCCCGTTGCTACACAGCGAAGCCTACAGAGCGGCACGGATACACTGAGCCGCAAGGTTTTGTTGACAAGCTCACCGTGCATGAAACTGCAAGTTCGATGCCGTATATAATTAAGTCCAAGCTGGCTGCGATGCAGATCAATGAAACAAACTTAGTTAAGAGTTGGGAGCAGTACAAGTACATACCCAACGTCGGTGCGTTCATGCTTGAAGATTTCTTTCATACAGGAGGCAAGCACGGTATGGTGTTCTTGACCCCTACTGAGTTTGCCGAGGTATTTCCGAGTGAGTGATGCGTTCAGGCTTGAGGTATTTGTAGACAAAGACGGCACAGTTCATGACGAGGTGCTACTAGACAAGGTGGGTGATGACACTAGTAAGTGGGATTACTTACTAGACTATAAAATTCATCATATAAACAACTTACCAAGCTGGATGCGAAGGAAGTTAGCTGTGTTGAAAATGCGTAGTTACGACCCACCTACTGAGGACATACCGGAGATCGGTCAGCGAATAAGTAAATACATATTCTGGATTTATCCTAATGAGGGACATACCGATGGCGATGACACCGGAGAAAAAAGTAAAGCAGGAAGTAGTGAAGCAATTGAAGAGTATGGATGATGTGTATTATTTCTTTCCAGCAACGGGCGGTTATGGACGGTCAGGTGTACCCGACATAATCGTCTGTTACAAAGGTTGGTTCTACGGTATTGAATGCAAGGCAGGGAAGAACAAACCCACCGCCCTTCAGTTACGTGAACTGGAGAACATTAACGAGGCCGGAGGCGTTGGGTGGGTAGTAAATGAAGACAACGTGCATCTTGTGCAAGAAGTTTTAGAATCAAGAGAACATGACGGGCCTCGCAGGCAGTCATGGCAACAACTAATATTAGAATTTGATAAGTAAGTTTGTTAAGGGCAAGGTTTCAATATTTTTCCTTGCCCACATCCCAGCGGGAGGTGGATGGCATTGGTAAACACCCGCAGTGTGCGACTGTATCCCTTGCTTGGTCTTCCTTGGAGTGACCGGCGATTCCTATGCAGTTGAGCGCACCGGATAAGCCACGCTAAGGTTAGTCGTGAGAAGCGTAAGTAGGTTGGGTACGAGAGAATACTTTTAATCTACACGTGGAACCCTGAATGGGTGGGGGAAAGCTGCGTAACTCTCACGCACTTTACTAATAACTTAACTAGGAAGAACGATGATGGAAAGAAGTGAAAGAGATTTAAACCTCTATGCAGAGACTTTTTTGGAAATTCTGGATCATTGGTGCGACATAGACTTGTACAGTGTTAACCGCTACCACGGCTTTGACACTGGAGACAGCAATTATTTTCACACGCAGGAGCAGTTGAACCAGTACACCGCAAATTTAAGAGAGCTATTGAAAGAACACCGTATAGAAAAGTGGAGATCGGAAATTAGTGCTTTAGAGTTTGGAGAGCGGGTTTTTCGCGATGGCATGGTTGATACAGAAGACGCTTTTTATCTGGCCGAAGTAATGCGTGAGAAACGTATGCAACTTGAATCTGAAGTAGAGGAACGTATGCGACTTGAATCTGAAGTAAAGGAGGCGAAGGGTGATGACAACCAGTAAAGCACTAGAAATTATATTTAGATACGCTGATTGGGGTATTCAATATCACGATGATAAAGATGCGGATACTCAGTGGGGTGAAGCTATGGCACATATCACTAACCAACTAGGCATGGTCTTTGATGGAGAGACTGAGCAATGGGTAACTGCTGACACGGGAGAGGTGATATGAGCAATTTTGAACTTAAATTTAGAGAAGAATACAGGGGCTGTTCACAGGTAGAGGCTTATAAAAAAATACACACTATTGAAAAGCCAACTAAAGAAGAAGCCTATCGGGAGTATTTCCAAGAGTGGTCTAACAGGCTGAGATACCATAATGATAAGCACGTAAGCATACTTGATAAAGATCAGCATCAAGAATACTGCGATTGGCTTTATGGCAGAAAAGGTGGTGAGTGGGAAGGTCAAAATAATTACGCCAAAAGCGGGGGAGACATGTGGTGACAGGTGAATCCTTCTACCTAGACATAGACGGGGAGCAGTGGCAGTACATGCTTGTCACTGATCCTCCCGCTGCACTGTACTGGAATCCGTCGAGCTACAAACTAAAACTAAGCGACATCAAGATCGTAACTAAATGTTCGCCCGAAGATCGCAAGAGACTACGGCGAGAAATTCTAAAAGATATACAGGAGAATGATGATGAGTGAACAAGTAACGATAGACAAACAAACCCTAGAAACTCTGAGACATGCAGCAAACGAGCATCACTCTAATTTAGAGTATTGGATTGATAACTACAGCATGGACGAGATTGAATGGGTAACGGCTTGTTGCATTACCGGTGAAACGACATTTGAAGAGCTTGAAGATTTTAACGAAAAGCTCGGCAGTGCATTGGCTAAATAAGGAGAACGAGAATGAGTAATGAAGAGATGCAAGTAACCGTCGAAGAAATAGCGAGAGTGGGTCTAGCTATGGTATTTGTTGAGATAGGTGATGAACTGGATATTAGCGAAGAAGAATTGCTCAAAGTGCGTGACTATTTAGAAACCAAGTTAAATAAAGGAGAGCGATGATGGGCAGAGTATATAACAACGAATGGGAATTGCCGGACGATCCGAACCGCGTTGGCGATGAAGACCTTGAACTTGAACTAGAGGGGGATGACCCAGACGAGGGAGAGTACTATGTTAGAAATAATAATTAAAGTTGATGAAGATCACGCCGAAGAGTTAGTGCAATTAGGTAGGCGTATTATAAAGGCAGTGGAAAAACTAGAAGAGTTTGTTGAAGACGATGTACAAGAATCTTGAAACGCAGTGCGACTGTGGTGAACTAATGTTGGAAGTTATAGGTCATGCAGACGAAGAAGAACCGAAAGCAAGCAGGGTAGGTTGGTACTGCCCTAACTGCGAAACATTTAAGAAAAGTATACTAAGAGAAAAACTGTTGGAGGAAGAACGATGATTGTAAAAAAAGTTGGTAAAGAGTTTTGGCGTTTAGAAATAAGTAGCAAGGAAGACAGATTAGTATGGTACGCACCTACGAGAGAAGAAGTGCGTGGTAAATACCATCAATGGATTAAAGACAACAAGTTTAAAAAGGTAACACTGGACACTCCTAGCCCTGTGCGCGTGGCTAAAGAATTTGCCCACTTAGAATAAGGAAACAAAAATGTACGAATACAACGCAACAATTATTAGAGTAGTTGATGGAGATACTGTAGATGTGGATATTGATCTTGGCTTTGACAATTGGATTCGCAATCAGCGTATTCGTTTATACGGAGTTGACACTCCCGAATGTAGAACTAGAAATAAAGCTGAAAAGGCGCATGGACTCCTTGCAAAAAGATACGTCCAGAACACACTTAGACTTGGAGAAGTTTATGCGCTTAGAACACGAGAGAAAGGCAAGTATGGCCGCTACCTCGGAGAGATTAAGGTCGGGCGCACAACGATCAACAAGCTACTCCTCAAAGAACTCCTCGCCGTTGCGTACGAGGGGCAAAACAAAAAAGATATTGCCATTGCACAAGAAGCCAACCGACTAACACTAGTAAAGCAGGGGAAACTGTAATGAAAGGCGTACTAGAGAATGACGAAGATTTGTTTGGGACTATCTCTTGGGATGGCGAAAAAAAAGAAGGTGTTGTAGCGTTTCATCCTGACTTTATGGAAGCGCACCCTCTACAACAGTTAGATGCACTTTTGGATTGGGGTGAGGCTATTCAATCAACTTACAACGCTATATTAAAAGCCTACGAGACTAAGCACTGATGGATATAATCACAGTAGACTTTGAAACTTATTACAGTAAAACTTTTGGCTTCAAAAAATTAACAACGGAACAATACGTACGCAGCCCTGACTTTGAAGTCATAGGTGTTGCTGTAAAAGTTAATGACGGCGAGACAAAGTGGTTGAGCGGAGCGTTCGATGATCTCAAAACTTATTTACAAGATGAGTACGATTGGACTAACTCTGCAATACTGGCTCACAATACTTTGTTTGATGGGGCTATTCTTAATTGGTTGTTTGGTATTAGGGGCAGGGTTTATTTTGATACTCTCAGTATGGGTCGTGCTATTCATGGGGTGGATGCTGGTGCATCTCTTAAAGCATTGTCTGATATGTATGGCATCGGTCAAAAGGGAGAAGAAGTACTCAAGGCAGAAGGTAAGCGACGGGAGGATTTTACCGAAGAAGAATTAGCAGAGTACGGCGACTACTGTATTAATGATGTGGAATTGACCTATAAGCTATTCGACATTTTTATGAAGAAGCGTGCGTTTCCCATGATTGAACTCAAAGTAATAGACATGACTTTACGTATGTTTATTGAACCCATGCTTGAACTAGATGTAGCCAAACTAGATAACCATCTTGATAATCTTAAAGAACAAAAGGAGAAACTTCTTCTACAAAGTGGTGTAGAGCTAGAGAACTTGATGTCTAATAACAAGTTTGCAGAACTGTTGCGTGACGCTGGTGTTGAACCTCCTACAAAAATTAGCGCACGAACGGACAAGGAAACTTATGCGTTTGCCAAGACAGACGAGGGTTTCAAAGCACTACAAGAACATGAAGACATAAACGTACAGACCTTAGTGGCTGCACGGTTAGGTTTGAAAAGTACTTTAGAAGAAACAAGAACGGAACGATTCCTAGACATTGCCACCCGTGGCAAGAAGATGCCAGTTCCCATCAAATACTACGCAGCACACACTGGACGTTGGGGTGGCTACGACAAGGTAAACTTACAGAACTTACCATCACGAGGGCCAAATGCAAAGGTGTTGAAAACATGTATTTGCGTCCCCAAA